CTTGAACATCAAAAGTAATAGGAGTATGGCTTACAACCATAATATCAAAGTCACCTCTAACTGGTTGTAGACCTAGAACTAAATCTAATAAGATTTGTCTTTTTTCTTTGGTAGGGCAATGTGCCGTTATACAAATTAAGTCTTTCATTTTATTTTTTTAGCAGGAACACCAACATATACTCCTGGTGATATAAGGTTTGTTACTACAGCAGCATTCATACCAATTGTAATATCAGATGCTATATAAATTTTTTCTTTTATATTACTACAACTTCCTAGATAAACGTTGTCACCTATAATTACATTACCCCCTATAACCGCACAAGGCATCATACTGAGGAAATTACCGGTTTTTACATCATGTCCAACGTGATTACCACGATTTAAGAGAGTATGGTTACCTAAACTAATATTAGTAGTAAGAATTGAATTAGCACCAATAAAACTACCAAATCCTAATTGGATTGTATCATCCAAGATTAATGCTGAGGGATGGATGTAGGTGAAGTATTTAGTTTCTTTAGGTAGTTTATCTACAATTTCGGCTCTATCTTTAGAATCTGCTACAGCAACCATCATAACATACTCTTCAGGGTTAAACTCTGATATAGGTTTAGCTATTTCGTTTGCGTATTCATCGTCTACAAAAAATGTAATTTCTTGGTCTATTTGACAAGCTACTTCACGGGCATGTCCTCCGTATCCAAATAATGCTAACTTCATTGGTTATAGATTTTAAATTGTGATAAATCAGGATAAGGTAATGTTAAATCTTCTTGGTGTTTTTTACTACCATCCATATTATAAAACTGGTTCATAAGTAATAAACCACGAGCCGCTAATTCAGGCATCATATAAAAGTTCCACCCTATCATATCTAAGTTATCATCGTGATAAGAACATTCACGTCTACCTGAATATCTTGCGCGTTTAAACCAATGATATGCTTTTAAGTCATCAGTTAATATAGCTCCACCCTTACTTAGTTTAAAATGTTTGTAGGGACCTGTAAATGAAACACACATATGGGATTTAGGTTTATACATATCAGCTGTAAATGTTAAAGCAGAATCCCATACATTAGAACCCTCTAACGGGTAAGCTCCCGTTAAAGTTTCCCCGTCAACGGGTTTCCATCCTACTTTTAATCCAGCATGGATTATTTCACATGGAACTGAAGGGTATGTTCTATTTGGAATAGTAATAGTATCTGTTTTGATGCTTTTATTTACATAATGCTCGTAATATAGAGCAAGGAATAAACCATTAGACATATTATCTAAGGTTATAGCATACTTAGCACCAGTATAATCTGCTAGTGCTTTTTCAAAATCTTCAGTTACTTTATAAATTCCGTTAGCCATAATTTATTTTTTCCATAAACCACGCTCTACCAATTGAGCGATAATTCCATAATTTACAATATCTTGATAAGTATCAGTTAATGGTTCATTATTAACAACCTGATTGGTAATTAATAGGTTTTTCCATCTGCTAATTTTATAACTTATTCTATACCATAGTCCTGTAAGAGCAAAAGACCTTTCCTCTTCAGTAGCAAGTAAAGTACCAGCACTAATATTAGACATCCCGTAGTCAAGATGTTTTTTGCTGAATAACTCCAACTGCTCTTCCACGATAGCCATATAGCCAGAGTAAATGTGAGGATACTCACTTTTAAGAATTTCGGTTGCTTTGATGTTATATTCTACTTTTATCTTCCATTTATATAACTTGTTTTTTATCTTGTAAATACTTTTCAATCGCCTCTAAACGATCATCAGCCTCTACTAACATAGCAAGAGCTTCTTCAGCATTCTTATAAAAATCATCTGTTGAATGATCACCAATACCTGCTTGGTGATTTTCTAATAAATCTAGGGTTAAAAGTGCTTTAGCTCTATCAGCGTGTGCTGAAGTAAAAAGCATATCTCTTAATGTACTCATAACTTTGCTTTTTTAATTAACTTTTCGGTTTCGTCTTCTTCTACTCCCATTTTCCATAAAATATCTCGAACACCTATATCTTGTAATAAGTCAATATATTCATCTGCTTCTCCTAAACTACATTCTAGGTAATCCGCAATATATTCGGCTAGTTCTTGGTTATTTCTTTTGTTTTGATTCTTTACGTACTTGAGGTAGACTTTTCTTTTAGGTAACATTTCGCGATAAATGGAATAAATTTGTTTCTTACTTTGTGGATTAACCTTTTGAACGTAGTTTACTACATCAATGTAATCCATGTTCATAGATACATATCTATGTATCATGTAAGAGTTCCATTTATCCCATGAATCTTGCGAAATATCTTCCGGAGCTGTTTTATAGAGAGTTATCTCATTCAACCACTCGAAGAGGGTTGTCACCTGCTTCATCTCTTAGCTCTTTTGGTAGTGTACCTTGTAAAATTTCACCGCTTACAGCATCATAAAATACTGGGATTGGCATGTAAGCGTCTTCTGCTGTACCTGCTACAAATTTAGAAACTTTACGAATAATGAACCCTTGAGTCCATACTTTACCATTTTCGTGTTCTACCGACTCTGTGTTTTTGAGGTCGATGTTGGGTTGATTCATTCCTTGATCCATTGTTTATTTGTTTTGTTTATAATCTAAATAAAATCCAATCGCTACTATAATATTCATCCCTACACTAGCGATTATTTCGTGTAAGTCTTGATATACATTTAATGATAAATGAACGTGTCCTATTATCCAGAAAGGTACGGCCATATTTTGACTAATCCAAATTATAAGAAACTTAAGAAACTTTTTCATATTTTACTTCTTCTATTATCCTACAAACATATAATTTTTCTTGATGTTTAAAGGTATGGGTACAATTCCACAACTTTTTTAAAATATCTACTTCCCATTTAGGGTTGTCTTTTAATACTCTGTAGACTTGATATAAGTCATCTCTAATAGAAATTATTTCTTTGTTCATTTCAACTCAATTAGTTTTGATATTAACGCCATTGCGTTGATTTCTTTATCGATACGAAAATTAGACTGATAACTATACTCGTTGATATAAACAGCAACCATTCCTTCTCTTCCATTTGCGTAGGTAGAAGCATTATCGTAAAGATAACGATACAACTCCTCAAAATCCTGAACATTAGCGTTTGCGATCGTTTGTCTAATTTCTCGCCATAAGGGTTTAGCATTACTTAATTCTTTTAGTACTTGAGTCATATAGTTAGAAGAGACAAGTACTGATTTATCTATTGTTAATTTACCATCTTGAGTTGATAGTTGTATAGTATTAAGACATTTATGTAAATCTGGATAGTATTGGTTTACGATTGTTTTAATATCTCCTATTACGAAGCTAGTGTTTTCTTCTCCTAAAACCCAAGCAATATGTTTAGCAACATCTCCTTTTGATGGAGGTACAATTTTAAGCACTTGACAACGTGATTGTAACGGATCTATAATACGTTCAACATAATTACACGTCATAATAAAACGTGTAGTACGAGAAAATGTCTCAATTATGTTACGGAGTGAGGCTTGTGCTTGTATTGTTAGAAAATCTGCTTCATCTAAAATAACTACTTTAAGTGGTTTGAATGAGGCAGTCGATGCGAATCTTGAGACTTTATCTCTAATAGTTTCAATCCCACGTTCATCAGAGGCGTTAATGTATATATGGTCGCAATTTAGATTATTAACAATGATTTTTGCTAATGTTGTTTTCCCAGTTCCAGCAGGACCATAAAATATGAGGTTCTGGATGTCATTCTGACCAAGATATTGTTTGATGGTTTTTTTAATGTGTTCGTTTCCGACATAGTTATTTAATGTTTTCGAACGGTATTTTTCAACTAGTAATGTATGATCTTTAGTCGCGGTCTCCATATATGTTATATTTCTTAGGTGGTTCTGGTTTAATTTCTATTTCTTCTGTACGTATAACATACAATTTTCCTTCTAGTGGGGCAAGTTTAAATTGTGCTTTTTCACCTGTTTTAGCAAACCAGGCTTCTAAGGCTTCAGTAATAGATTTATGTATGGTTTTGTCCCCCTCTAGTGTCCACCTGTCTCCAGGTGGTACTCTTGTTGGCAATTAGTTCGTAGGAATTCTTCGTTTTTCCTTTCCATTACATCATTCCTTTCATCATTCCAGCCATAGTATCTGCTTCGTTCTTGTTGTTTGGGTCTTCTACTATAACACATTCAGTTAATAGAATAGTCCCAGCAACTGAAGCTGCGCTTTCTATTGCAGTACGAG